GAAACCTTTGAATTGGTTAAATCCATAATGTACAAATAGGTGTCATTGCCCCATGTAATGTAGTTCAACTGGTTCATACTGGACGGCTCTTTTATTAACCACTGTGTTTCTAAAGACTCAATATCGGCTATTTTACTTTCCACGCATTGTTGTGAAAATTCTGAACCACTTTTGCCCGGTGAATACTTCCAGATTTGCTCTTTCGGATTTCGCGGAACAACATTGATATAACTCACAGTGGTTCCTACACTTGCTTGGGGTCCGGCTACCAAAACTGTGTATCCGTTTCTGCTATCGTAGAAAATGTCGTCATACAACTTGATAATGTTTCGCGTATTGTCGTATCCTTTAACCGTCTGCGAACTGAAATTATTGGCGTCCTTCAAATAGCCGATAAATCCCTCGGAAACAAGCCCCCATTGTCTCACGGTTGTTGCGACAAGTAGCACAATTAACAGTGTAAAAAATAATATTAACGGACTTAATTTGATTTCACTCATCTTTGTAAATATATATTCTATATCGAGAAAATAGACACTTATAAAATTGATTTTTTTCCTTTGCAAAATCAAATAAACCTAAATATATAATGGAAGTAGAAGCAAAGACAAAAAAAGAGAAGAAACCAAAGGTCGCACTAAAACCTTGTTTCTGTGAAGACACCAACTTTGAGATTGGGGTTGATGAAGCAGGTCGCGGACCCTTGTTCGGGCGGGTTTATGTTGCAGGCGTCATTTTACCTAAAGATGTGAATTTGTTTCACCATGATTGGATGAAAGACAGCAAACAAATCAAATCGCGGAAGAAAATGGTGGAACTCGCCGACTACATAAAATCTAAGGCGCTGGCTTGGCACATCTACTATGCCGAGGCGGACGAAATAGACAGCTTCGGCATCTTGAACTGCGTGATGAAAGGGATGCATCAATGTATTACCGCGAATTTGAATAATTTTGCCCCTACAAATATTCGCAATGGTTTGTTGTTGGTAGATGGCAATTATTTCCGACCCTATTCCAGATTTGATGAAGAGACGGAGTCATTGATAACTTTGTCCCATGAAACTGTGGAGAAGGGGGATGGGACATATTCGTCCATCGCGGCGGCGTCCATTTTAGCCAAAAACGAGCGTGATACTTATATGGAGGCATTGTGTGCAGAACACCCGGAATTGAGAGAGAAATATTCGTTGCACACCAATATGGGGTATGGGACAAAGGCGCATTTTGAGGGAATAAGAACGCATGGAATTACTGAATGGCACCGAAAATCCTATAAGGGGGTTGGATAAAAATGTGTGGGAATATTGTATAATGGCAGATATAATAGATACACTTACATCTCAAGTTATTCAATTAAGATTTTCTCCGGATACTTTTGACACAGAACTGCAACGTATTCAAACAGATTTTGATGAATACGTAAAAAGATTGTTTTTTTTTAAGAAATTTATAAATACAAAATCTATAAACCGTTTTAAGGATGCTGTTAAAGATACTAAAAATTGGATTGAAATAGACAAATTGAACAAATATATTGAGGATTATATAACTAAAAATGAAGAATTAATTAATAATTGTTCAAAAGATGAAAATCAAGAAATTCCCAAAATAATAAATCATTTAAAATTGTTGTCGTCTAAAAACGATTTAAGCACACAACATACAGCAAGAATAAATGAATTAAAAAATTTATTTGAAACGATTAAGAAAAAAACAACAAATAATTATTCAACAAATTTAGAAATATGCAAAAAAAATAAAATTATTAAAGATGGCAATTATAAGGTTGTTGGCAAAAGAATACCACTAATTAAAGATACTTTATATTATAGATACGATTCAGAAAGAGGAATTGTATATCTTCTTGGTCAATATAAGGAAACAAGAATAAAGTATTCAGAAAATGATCCATCTTTTTTCATATTTGAAAAAGATGGTAAAACTGATGAAATTAATACAGATGAAGAAATTTTGATTAAAGAAAAAGAAATATATTTAACTTCCCCCGGAACCCCCGGAGGAAAACCAAGAAGAACCCGCCGTCACAAAAACAAAAAGCGTCGTTCATCCAGACGCAAGAATTAAAATCGTTTACAATTGTGCTAACAATTTGCAACTTCGCTGTTCATAACTTTGACCTGTATAATTTTAGCAAAAAATTGAATCGAAAATTATATAAAGGGGGTGGATAAAAATGTGTGGGGATATTGTATAAGAAAGATGTTTAAAAGTATGTTAAAAAAAAAATATAATGAATATGAATTGGATAGATTAATAAATGCAAATACATTTTATGATTTAGAAAGAAAAGAATATGAAAAAGATTGTAGTCATGACATGCAAAATGCATTAGATACTGCAAAAGAAAATATTAATGCAATTGAAAACTTTGATGTTCCTGACAAAATTTTGGCGTCTGTAAACGAACAAAAACGTAGGTATAACGTGATAAACGCAGAAGTAAAAAAAATAAGTCAAAAATGCAGGAATTTAATGAAACAAAAAACTATTAAAGATGGCAATTATATTATTGTTAAAACAGAACAACTAATTAAAGATAAAGATTTATATTATATATACGATTCAGATAATGATTCACTAAATCTTCTTGGTCAATATAAGGGAACAGAAATAGAAGCTAATTTCAATGACCAACCTTCACATCAACTCAAATTTGAAAATAATGGTAAAACAGATAAAATTAGTAAAAATAACGAAATTTTTATTAAAAAACCAGTTAGTCCAGCAGATATATTGTTAGAAGAAACCCACGGAGGAAAACCAAGAAGAACCCGCCGTCACAAAAACAAAAAGCGTCGTTCATCTAAGCAAAGAATTTCTAAAAAATAATTTGTTTTTATATTGTATATGAAAACAACTCGCAAAAAAACGTGTGGTCGTGGGCAAGGATGCACTAAAATTCCATCCCCTGTCAAACAAGAATTTTATCAACCTTCTAATAGTAAAGACCAAAAGATAATTGAAGACCGCTTTATGCGTTCGGCCGCTGCCGCACAAAGACGTATTGACTTTGAAAAACAAATAGCCAAAATAAATATGGAACACAACGATAAACAAATTTTGCGTGCAATGTCAAGAGCATCACAACCTCCTCGCGTAATTCGCAACACGATTCGTCGACAAGGAAGAGGTAAGAAAACTCGTTTAAAAATTAAGTAAATAATTTTTCCAAATCTGCCCTGGAAACATTTTTTATGCAACACTCTTTATCCATTTTGGAATACCCAATCATGAATTCGTCTTCACTGGTTTGGATAAATCCCAAAACATATTCCACCTTCTCTCCTTCCAATGTGAAAAACTTCGACCAACGTTTCACCTCACCAGATTCAGTATCGACAGCAACCAAAATATGATAGTAGTATCTGCGTTCTTCATAAGACACCGCATGTGCAATGAACCAAGTTTCATCTGAAACGCGAATACCATTGGTTGACCCCCGGAGGACTTCAAAAAATCTCGGCGACTTCATATCTCTCTTGTTCATCAACATATTTGCATACCCAATCTCATAAGTGGTTCGCCAGTCATAGACCACACGCATATGGTCTTCGGCATCCGTGTATAAGACCCAGTTCTTCTCTATGTTGGAACATCCATCCGTCTTTGTAAAGAATGACGAATTAATGCACTGGTTCTCATAATCAATGGTTCCAAATTCCACGCGCATCTTTCCGTCCTGGGTTCCGCGATTGGCTGTGAAATGGGTCTCGCCTCCATGCTCAAACAGACGAATATCCTCTAGACCCACATACCGCCCATCCAACTTTCTGTTGTATCCTAGTTCAAATGTTTTGGAACCAATTGTCACCATATTTTTTGTTGTAATATGCTCCTGGTTCACGTATCCACCATTCTCGTCAATGTAGTAATTGACCTGTCTGCGATTAATAACCAATTCGCCATTGTGCATGCAAAAAGAGGGTGTGCTGACATTGAATCCTGGTTCCAAAATGAATAATTCATCAGACAACGAGTTATTGGTTAGGGGCAACGGCTTGCAATAAAACTTGTAATTAGACAACACATTTTTCAAAATAGAATCCTCAATGTTTTTTGCAGTTAGCACGCGCATACTGAGCGCCGCCATGTCAATGTTTTCCGGATTGTAATAGTATCCCGTAATGGTATACTCGTAATCAATCTTGTAATCATAGACATCATTCTGCAAAAACAAATAATCAATCTTGGACTTATCCACACCTTTCAACTGTTCTTGCGCAATCCTGTAAAATTCGTATGCTAACTTATGCTTTGACGTGTTCCTATAATGGTGGATTATCTCGTAAATATTCTCCAGACGCTTCGGGAAATAATCATAGGCTAGTAACCAGTAGGCAATGGCTAACTCCGACTGACCTAACCAATTATAGCATCGACCAATGCTATAGTAACTGTGCCATACCTCGTCAAACCATCCGCCAATTTCAATACGCTTTTTATACATTTCTATCGCCTTCTCTCGATTCCCGCTGTCGCGATAACTATTGGCCAAGTAGAACGTGTATCTATCGTTGTTCGGCTTCTCTACTAATCCTTGCGTCAATAAACGAATATCTCTTTCAAACTTATCGGCTTTAGCTCCTCCGTCGCCAATGTCATCAATGAAAAGTATGTTTCTCTCTATCTGTGAATAATGGGTTCCGTCGGGGGTGCTAATGACCTCGTGGGTAACGCCCCAATATTTTATTCCCATATTGTTCTTGACAATTCGCACATTTTTGTAAGAAAAACGGTCGTTTCCCTGGAACAGGTGGAACACGTCGGCGGTCAACAATTGGTCTTTGAATTTATCCAGGTTAAACTCGGGTCCCTTCATTAAAACCATGTCGGCATCCATTAGCAAAACGTAATCCGCCAAAACACCTCCAGTATTGTTAGTATCTTTGCATGCCTGGAGTGCAAACGTTCGATTGTGCTCAAAATTCTGGAATGGCTCCACAATTACTTTACCGGGTTTGCCATGTTTAAAAAAATAATCGGTTATTAGTTGGATTGTGTCATCAGTGCTTCCTGTGTCGCAAATGCAATAGCAGTCAATAATATCAATAATGGAATCCAAAAGACGAGTTATAATTTTGGATTCATTCTTCACAATCATATTCAAACACAGTTTAGGCATATTTTTTTCTATGAACATATCTGAAATATGTGTTTAACTTAATTTCTTTTATACAAATATATTATTATGGCTTGCAGTCGGTACAATAATGATTACAATAGAATAGAGAAACGCAATGCAATTAGCACATTTGCGGGAAGATATGCAATGGATGTTCCAGGACCCGGAGACAATATGGATTTCAACGCGGACCCGCATCTTCGTATTTCAAAGTGGGGTGCCAATTTTCGAGACAATATGATGGATATTAACAGCGATTTGCGTGGATTAACCAGGCCTTTGAATCGCGACTTACCCGAAGTAAATTGCTATAAGAAAAACGCCGTCAAATCATCAGCCACATCATACGGCGAAACCAATTATATTACAGACGATTCCCGCGCGACCCACCCTGCGTGGACATATCGAGATATCGAACAAAACAGATGGGAACAACCGCTGTTGAACCCGTTGGACCAGTTAGAGAAACCGTTTCACAATAACTTGAACACGCGCATTTTGGAGAGAGACCATTTCAAAGGGAACCTACGGATTCAGCAAAGCTTCCGCCCCTTAGACCCCTCCCTTATACTATTAAACAAATAGAGTTATTCAGAAAATTATATAATCCATCCTTTAATGGAATATATAATTTTTAATAAAAAACTGGTAATATTAAGCTTGAATACCAAGGTTCCATTAAAAGGGAAGGGGTCGCAGGGGAAACCGTAGGTTTCCCTGCATTATTTTGGGATGAGTAATATATAGTTTATCATGGAATTAGCAATACCTTTAGTCGCATTAGGCAGTTTATATATTGTGTCAAATCAAAAAAAAGAACCAAAACCCGTGAACGAAGGGTTTTTGCCAAATACCAATGTTCCCGATATGAATTATCCAGAACAGGTTTCCAAAAATGGTTCTGAAACAGAATTGTCTTCCAAACTCGCTACAATGAATCGATACGACGGACCCTCCGTATACACCGACAAATACTTCAATCCTTATTCCAAGGGAAGTTTAGTAAAAGAGACAATCAATTCCAATACAAACCAATATAAATCATTAAATGGAGAGAACGTCGACTCAAAATACTTTGAGCACAACAACATGATGCCCTTTTTCGGCGGCAAAATCCGTTCAGCGATTGATCCCAATTCCAACGAAGCCATTATGGATAATTATTTAGGAAATGGTTCGCAAGTAATTGCAAAGTCGGAACAGGCACCTCTGTTCTCCCCCAATGAGAAAATTCAGTGGGCCAATGGTGCTCCCAATATGAACGATTTCTACCAATCTCGTGTCAATCCCAGTATGCGAATGGCCAATGTCAAACCTTTTGAGGAAGTTAAAGTTGGTCCTGGGCTCGGTCTCGGCTACGGCTCCGAAGGCGCCGGTGGATACAATTCGGGCACAGCAATGCGCGAATCCTGGTTACCCAAAGGTGTAGACGAATTAAGAACCGCCAATAAACAAAAGGCATCCGAGTCAATGCAATTGGGACACGAAGGCCCCGCCAAAAGTCGTATCACGAATGTAGGCATTTTGGGTACTTTCCAGAAGAACCGCCCAGAGACCGCTTTTGAATGGGGTCAGGACCGCCTTTTCACAACCACGGGTGCAGTCAAGGGTCCTACTATGAATGCTATTCCTGTAGAGAGACACGTTGTCAGACCCGAGACTACTGTTGATTACAACGGTGTGGCGCAAAGTATGCATGCTCAGCAGGCAATGCCGGGTGAGGTGCTACCAAGTCACCGCATTGAACTTGGACCCACCCAGATTGGTGTGGCAAATGCTGTGGGTCGCGGTTTTGGAAGTGACGGTGATTATGGGATGAAATCCAACCAGGTATATGCGAACAACCGAAGCAGTAATTCTCAAAATGATTATTTTGGTGCAGTCGGAAGCAGTATTGGCGCGGTTGTTGCGCCTCTGCTGGAAATGATGCGACCTTCAAGAAAGGAGAACACCACTGGAAATATGCGTGTGTATGGTGATGCGAAATCCGCCGTTTCCCAATCTTACTTGTATAATCCGAACGATGCTCCCGCACCCACCATGAGAGAAACAACTGAGAATTCCGTGAACCATTGGAATGTAAACAGGGGACAAACCAATAATGGTTATATGGCCGCCAAAGTGGAGGCGACGCCCCAACACAGAGACACAACCACGACTTCATACACTGGTTCTGGTGCATCCAAGAATCCGGCGTTGCGTGTTTATGATGCCGAATTGGGATACCAACCTAGCAATTTGAAGGCGGAGACCATTAAGGGGCGATTCGGTAACTCAAACACCAATTTGTTCAACAATTCAGTCAATTATCAGGGCAAGGCGAAGGATTTGGATATGGTGAATAATCGGGAAGTGATGCCGAAGATGCCGTATGTTACGGCTGGGTCTCTCGGAACTTACCAACAAAAGTCGCAGAACCTGGATTCCAATGTTAACATGGAGAGAAATACTCCTGATATGTATAATGTTTTGCAACAGAACCCGTATGCGATTAAACGCACCTACAAATAGTAGGGAAACCTACGGTTAAGGCACCCTTTGGGTGCCGACCGTCGGACGCAAAGCGTCCTTTCCCCTACGACCCCTTCCCTTTACATAGATGAAAAATTGTAAAAAAGACTTATGAAATGATACCTATTTTTTGGTATCATTTCAAATAATAAAATTAAGTGGGTAAGTGAAACGACTGCATAGAGCGTAAACTTTGCTGAATAACCGTACGTTCCCTTAAAAGTGCTTGTTTATAAAGGCCAGTAAGCCAATCATTGTATCCACAAACAATACTTTCCACGAATCTGTGTTTCCGGTGACTGCCCCATATGCAAACAACCCGTATAAAAATCCGTGTAACGGTCTCAAATTGTTCCACCAAATTGGTTTTCCACCTGTCTCTACACCAGTGGGTCTGCTACCCGTGAAAAAAATGTAAAAAAATCCAGCTGAAATAAGTGCAGCTACATAACCCATATAGGGTAAATATGCAGTGAAAGTCATTGCTAAATAGGTGAAGAGAAGTCGTGTGCCAATGCATCCAATAAGAAAAAGTGCAGTGCCGTTCAACATTATATAATGAATTTATATAAAAATATTTTACGAATTATTTTATAAAATATAAAACATAAAAAATGAAACTCGAGACTTTTGAATACGACGGCACCATTTATAACATCAAAATCGGCAGGTCCGCCGCAGAGAACACACAACTTGTGCAAAACGCCAACAAATCTGATATATGGTTTCATTTATCAGATTCTCCTTCGTGCCACGTTATCCTAGAATGTGAAACGCGGCTCAATCAAGTTCCGCGTCAAGTCATTTCACATTGTGCACAACTATGCAAAATGTACTCAAAAACACCACCCAAATGTAAAGTAATTTACACGCAAATTGAGAATGTGCAAACAACCCGAATACCCGGCCAAGTTGTCACAACCAATTGCAAAACTATGTAGTTGTTTATAATTTGGGTTCTATCAATTTATTTATAAACGCCCGTTCACTTTTCTCTCCAGACATATAAAAATTAATGATTTCAGCTGGCGAATAAACCCGGTCCGGAATTTCATCATAAATATCTTGGTCAACCGGTTCTCCAAATAAATGCTGGTATATTTCTCCAATCACGGGTCTTGATGCATTCGCAAGTTCCAACGTAATATCAATTCTTCCAGGGCGTTTTAATGCCGGATCCAACTTGTCATAATGGTTAGACGTGAGAATCAATATTCTTCCAGGTGTTTCGCGAATACCGTCCCACAAATTCAAAATATCATCTAGAGTAATGGGGTCCTCAATTTTGATTTTAGGAACTTCACATACCTTGGTTACAGGGTCCATACTAATTATTGGATATTTTTCGGCATCCTTTTCTTTCTTGTGTTCTCTCGAAAGAACCATATCGCCAATGCAATCAATGTCCTCAAATACAATGATTTTTTTGTCAAACCCAACCGTCCCTCTTTCGTTGCATCCATTGTATTGGTCTTCAAAAAAGATTTCATCCAAATCGTGTTTGGTTTTTAACAACTTGAGAGAAATATTTACAATATGTCTTCCGGTATAATTCGCCAATGCCTTGATAAAAGATGTTTTCCCAGTTCCGGGAAAACCGTGAATACCAATTCCCAATGAGTATGGGATACCCTTCTCGTAATACCAGTCTTTATTATTGATGAAAAAATCAATCTTATCCAGAATCTGTTGTTTATTTTCGAAAAAAAGATTGTTGAATGTTCGCGTGCTTTCAAACCTGGTTTCTGACCATCGTTCCGAGATGTTATCATCATATTTCACTTTTGATAACGTGTAAATGAAATGCTTGTTTTTGCGCACACTTTCCAACTTTTTCATGTACTCCGTTGTTATATTTTCCACAAACATTTTGATTGTCTCGGTGCTACTTTTATACGAATACAATTCAATAATGATATTGGTTGTTTTGTTTCGTGATTTTATTTCTTCATCCTCTTTTTTTGCTGCTTCATTTTCGGTGTATGTGTAAGCATAGATTTCCAAATCCTTGCAAACTAAGAATTTATCCTTTTGATTCACCATATAAATTTCGTCTTCCTTTTTGTTCAGTGTCTGTTCCTTGATAGAATGGATAGACGGATTTTTGTCAATTTCCGCAATAATGTATTCCCACAATGCCTTGAACCTTTTGCCAAAGACGCTGGTTTGTTTGAATTCTGAATTATAAAAATTTACTCCACATGAGATTTTGCCTTCGTATTCTACTGAATTTTTCTTGTATAGTTTGTGCAATAAAAATTCAATGTTTAAGATTTTTTGTATTTCAAGGTCTTCCATATAATATGTGGCTTGTCTGACTACGTAATTTATGATGGACATAATTAATGTTATTATCATCATGTTGAAAATTCCTCCATCACCGGTTTTAAGTTTGTTATATAATACAGAATTGATTGCCATTTCGCCGCTCATTTTACTTGTAATATGTGCTAAATCCTTATATCTTTTATACAATAAAAATATTTTAATGTTTTTTTCTTGACTTTCTTTGTTTTTGATGCTGCTATAAATGTGCATAAAAAAATACTTGTGACAATAATTTTGTAAAATTGAACTATTTTTTTT